CCCACTCCGAAGGATGCGAAGGACGGCAAGGCATCGAAGCCGCTGGCCACGCGTCGCGCGCAGGTCGCGGATCTCGTCTGGACCGGCGTCGGCGCCGACCTGGCGGGCAGCACGGCGAACGGTACGACCGCGTGGGCCTGCTACAACGCGGTGACCGAGTACTTCCAACACGTCCTCCCGGCCACGCTCGACGGCGACCGCGCGCAGGCGGCGAACTCCTCGGCGCTCTTCGGGGCGAACTTGCAAGTCTCGCTGCTGGCGCTGCGCGCCGCGCGCGAGCTCGTCGCAGCGTAGGCGACTCCCGGCCGGGCCGCCTGCGGGCCCGGCCACTTGTTCAACCTTCCAGACTCAGGAGACACCCCGATGACCCCGACCGCGACCGCCGCCACGTATCCGATGGTTCCGATGCTGGACCCGCGCACGATGACCGAGAGCGCCTTCGATTTTGGGATGCGCGCCTTCCGCTACCTGCTCGGTGAGCGCGGGCTGTCCCTGCTGCTCGAGACCGACACGCTCGAACTCGCGCTGCTGGCCAGTCAGCCCATCGTCGCGGCCCGCGAGATGGCAGCGCCCGCCCGCGAGGCGATCCACGCGACGCGCCTGGAGATCTCGACGACGCTCCATCGGCGTCATCGCGAGGCGGCCATCGCCGAGCGTGTCGCCGAACGGCAGGCCGTCGCGGCCGCCGCGCCGACGACCAAGGGGCCCGGACCGCAAGGCGCGCTGCTGCGTCGCCCGGTGCCGGTCCTGCCGCCATCCGGCGCCGCAGTCCGCGCGCTGTAGGGCCTCGGCCCCTGCTACCGGCGCACGGCTCGGCCGTGCGCCGCATGGAGGGACACGACACCATGACCACCATGAAGATCACCGCCCCGAACGGATCAGGACTCGCACTCCGGCAGCGCCTCGGCCTTCGCGGCCGCCAGCAGTGGGACATCGTCGGCTTTTCCGCGACGGGCAATGAGCAGCTCGTCGAGGCCGGGTACTACTCGCACGACGGCGCCGCGCTGGTGATGCTGCAAGCGGCGCGCGAGCTCGGAATGATCGAGGGAGGGTCCCGTGGCTAACATAACCCTCCGCTATCGCGTCGTCATCACTCGCACGGCCGTCTACGAACTCGACAGCACGTCGGCCGACCACGCCGAGGCCGCCATCTCGGATCGGGATATCGTCCACGCGCGATCAGAGTGCGTGAAGGCCGTCCCACTCTGCCCCGACTGCGGGACCGAGCTCGACCTGTCCACGCGCCGCGAGGTCCCGGACCAGACCGGCGAGCTGCTCGACGAGCCGGCGTACTGCAGCGCGTGCGACCGTGAGCCGGACCTGGACGACGATCCGACGCCGGACGACCGCGAGGGGATTCGGGACGCGGACGCGCGTGCCGCACGGGAGCGCCGGCCATGACCTGCGACCTTCGGGCCTCGGAAGAAGTGAGTCGGTGAGGCAGCCGCGTGGCGCTCGTCGCCGCGCGGCCGTAACCCACAGCCCCGGTGCCAAGTCCGGAGCCTCGTGAGCGGGCAGGCCAGGAGTCTCAACCCATGATGACGATTCACTTCGTGCCCGTGCGCAACACGACTGGAAAAGTCTGCGACGCGGAATTACATTTCTCGCACGGCCCGCTCAAGGGCCTGAAGCTCGTCGGCTTCGGCGTGTGGGAACGCAAGAGCGGCGGGCGGAATGTCACCTTCCCAGCCCGAAGCTACAAGATCAACGGGGAGGTTCGCAGCTTCGCCCTGCTGCGGCCGTCCGTGGACGCGGACGGCCACGCCGCGCTGACCGCGACGATCCTCGACGCCTACGCGATCCACGAACGGACGACCGTCTCGCAAGCGGGGACGATCTGATTTCGGTTGCGCTCACTTGAATCTGACCATACACTTCCACACTCCAGGAGACACGCGATGACGACCGACACCCGATCCCCGAAACTCACGGACGCCGAGCGCGAGGCCGAGACCGACCGGCTGCGCCGCGAGAACGATCTGCTCACGCAGCTGGCCGCGAACCGCGCGACGCGCATCCACGCCATCGTCGGCCCCGAGGCCGGCGTCGATGGCCTCCCGCTGGCGCTGCACTGTCCGCACTGCTGGTCGACGAACCTCCGACACGAGGAAACGATCGACCAGACGACCGGCGTCAAGGGCGTGGCGATCGTGGAGCGCCCTGGTGCGAACGACGAGACCATCGTCACGTTCAGCACGGTCGCGCGGGCCATCTACGAGGAGACGGCCGACGACGAGCACCTGTGGTGCGCCGACTGCATGCAGGAGTCGCAGCTGCCTGAAGACGTCAGCGTCGAGTGGGACTGACGCCACAACCGGAAATGTTTTTCTCGGTTTCGGAACCCAGGATTTCCAGGAGACCAGGACGATGACCACCGATCCCAAGTTTTCGATTCGCAAGTCCGGCCGCCGCGCGTGGGCCGTGTTCGCGCTGAAGTCCGCGCTCTACGGCGAGGCAGCGCCGAAGCGAGAGAAGCCCGTCGAGATCGAAGGCGGGTTTGCCAGCCGCGCGGCCGCGCAGATCGCGCGCGATCGTCTGCGCCGCACGGGCCCGGCCGTCCAGACCCGTGTTGATACGGCTCAGCCCGTGTCATCAGCGCCCGACGACCGCGAGCCCGACGACGCGCCGAGTCCCGACGCGCTGGACGCACTCGCGGAGGCGCTCGCGGACCAGGACGACGACAGCGGCGACGACAACGACGGCAGCGACCACGAACCGCCGGCGGAACCTCCCGCGCTGGAGCTCGTCAGCTGCGGCCCATTCCGGCTGCCGGAGTGGCACGCGTCCATCAATCCGACGAACGGCATGACGGACACCGAGGCGCGCGGATACTGGAAAGCGCACGAGGTCACGGGCGCCTGTCGGTTCGCGCTCGATCTCTTCCGGCCCCTGCCGGCCGTCCTCCGCGCGCACTGGTCCGCGCTCCTCGACGACATCACGGCCGCCGGCAAGGAACGCCCCGCGCACCGTCAGACGGCCGTCCGACTTCGGACGTACGGGCGAACCTGGGCCGATCTGGCCGACCGCCTTGGCGACGCCACGGCGGGGGCCTATCTGGAGACCCTCCCCACACCCGTCCAGTCAGTTTCGACGCCTCTCCGGGCCACTCCGGCCGCCACACCGCCCACTCCGGAGGCGTCCTATCGGGCCCAAATCCGAGAGTTGGAACAGGACAAGCGGCGCCTCGAACGGGACAACGACCGCCTCCGGGCCCGGCTCGGCAAGCCTCCGGCCGTCCGGATGGCCACGGCGGCGCCCTCGGCCTCGCCGACCGTCCGCCGCATCGTGGACTGGCGCGCCGCCGGACTGAAGGCGGCCGCCACGCGCCGGGCCCGGCTCGACGCGGCCGCCCGTCAGCAGGCCACGGCATGAGCGCGCCACGTCGGACGCTCATCACCTGCCCGGAGTGTCGCGGCGCGAAGACGCTCCGGGTCGTCGCCGCCCGGACACCGGTCGAGACGCTCGTGTACTTCGTGCAGTGCCCGACGTGCCGGGGCGTCGGCGTGAAGGCCGCGCCGGTCGCCGGCGCCGACAGGAGTTGACGATGGCTGAACAGACCGCAATCGCCTGGACCGATCACACCGCGAATTTCTGGATGGGCTGCGAGAAGGTGTCGCCCGGCTGCGCCCACTGCTACGCCGAAACCCTCACCGAGAATCGGATGGGGATCTCGGTGTGGGGGAAGGACGGCACGCGCCAGCCGGTGCAAGGCGTCTGGAGCAACGTCGCCAAATGGCACAAGGCCGCCGCGCTCGAGCGGACGGCGCATCGCGTCTTTTGCATGAGCCTCGGGGATTTCTTCGAGGACCATCCGGTCGCGAACGACATCCGGCCCAAGGTCTTCGAGCTCATCCGCGCGACGCCAATGCTCGACTGGCAGATCCTCACGAAGCGCCCGGAGAACTTGCCGCGCATGCTGCCGGCCGACTGGTCGCTGCCGCGCTATCCGAACGTCTGGCTCGGCACCAGCATTGAGAACGACCGCCACGTGCACCGCGCCGACGCGCTGCGCGAGGTCCCGGCCGTCGTCCACTTCATTTCGGCCGAGCCGCTCCTGGGCCCGCTGCCCTCGCTGAACCTCGACCATATCGAGTGGGTCATCGTCGGCGGCGAATCCGGACCCGGCTATCGGCCGATGGATCACGAGTGGGCGCGCCAGCTCCGGAACCGCTGCCTCGCGGAGCACCGCGCGTTTTTCTTCAAACAGTCCGCGGCGTACCGCACCGAGATGGGCATCCGTCTCGACGGCGTCATCGCCCGCGACTATCCGAGGGCCCGATGATCCTTGACAAGCGGCGCCCGCCAGTCGAGACTCCTCGATTGTGACCATGCGAACCCGCACGCACGGCGGCCGCCGCGCCGGCGCCGGACGCAAGAGCCTATATCCCGGCAAGAACCTCGACGCGCAGATCGGGATCGATTTCACGCCGGAGGGCCGCGCCACGTTCGACGCCGTACGCGACCGCACCGGCGCGAGCGGCTCGGACATCCTCGCGCACCTGGTGCGGCGCCACGCGATCGAGCTGCGCGAGCTTGCCGACGTCGATGGCGTGGTGTGGCCGGGCAAGAGCGGCGACGTCGTGACCATCCGGCTCCCGCCGCCCGAGCGCCGGCAGCTGCGCGACGCGCACGCGCACACCGGGAAGAGTTACTCGGACCTCGGCGAAACCCTGGTGCGGCGCTACGGGCGCAGCCACGCGCGTGAGATCGCCGCGCTGGCCAGGAGCATCGCGTGAGCGAGGAACCCACCCGAATCGAAGTCCCCTCGCTCTGTCGGCGACATCAGGTCGAGACCGTGCGGCGGTTGCAGGTCGGGCCCGAAGGCCCGTGGCGGGCGGCGATCATCATGACGCAGATCGCGCTCTTCCAGGCATGCACCGCGCGCGACCTCCACGCCCGCACCGGCGGCGATCTCACGAAGGTGCCCTCGGTCGGCTGCCTCGCCTGTTTTGATCCCGAGGCGTTTCGGGACGTGACGTCGGCCGGGATGAGCGGCATCAAGGCCAAGGGCGAGGGCTACGTCGAGCGGGCCGGCCGCGGACTGAGCTACGAAAAGAAAAGCGAGGGCTGACGTGTTCTGCCTCACCTGTCACCACTACAGCCAGCCCGACCGCGAGATGGCGCGCTATCAGGAGTCGGACGACTGCCCGTGCGCGTGCCATCTGCCCAAGTGCAGCACCTGCGGCAAGACCGCGACGCACTCGGCCGTGGACATCCTTCGCATCGTCCAGCACGATCAGACGTTCGCGGAATTCGCGCCCGTGGGTCCCGTCAAATTCGGGTGCGACGATCACCCGGTCGCGTCACTGGAACACGAACCGCCCTGGCCACGCATGCACGAGGACGACGGGCGGGGCTGAACCTCAGCGCGTGAGCGCGGCGCCGCCGTGCCAGAGGCCGAACGCCTCCAGGCAGTAGAGCAGCGCGAACAGCAGGAGCAGCGCCATGCCCTCCGATGGTGCAGGAAGGGTGCCACCCGACCGCCGGCCGCCGGGCGAGCGCGGGCGGTCCATGAAATTGACTACCATGCGCCGGCCGTGCGAGACTGCGCGGCGCGATGCCCCACGGCGGCGCCCGCGACAACGCGGGCCGTAAGTCAGCGTATCCCGGTCTGGATATGCAGTCCTTCCCGATGCAATTCACCCCGCCCGCTCGGCGGCTCCTGGACGCGCTCCAGGCGCGCACCGGCCTCAGTCGGAACAACATCCTCGCCCATCTGACGCTGTGCCATGTCGAGAGCTTGTCCGTCTCGGCCGACGAGGACGGCGTGCTCTTTCCCGGCAAGGGCTCGGACGTGTTGTCGATTCGGATGCCGGCCGACGTCGGCAAGCGGCTGCGCGCCGCGAAGGCGCGGACCGGCAAAAGCTTTTCCGATCTTGGGGAGGCGCTCGTGCGGCAGTACGGCGCGACCACCACGTTTCCGGCTCGGCCGGTGGGCCGCTCGACGACCGCGCCACGGCTGACCCGCTAGACCGGCCGTGCCTCGCCGACGTCGCCCCCAGCCGAAGCCTCGCCGCCGCACCCGCGCGCCTCGACGCCAGGGTCGGCCGCCGGCGCCGCCGCCCGGACCGATTCGCGGCGCGACGCTCTCGGTCGCTCGGACGGTCGAGTTGCCGGCGCCAGAATTTCCCGAGATTGCCGATCCGAAAAAGCGCGCGTACCTCGCGGCGTATTCGCTGACGGGTCGCTTCGCCGACGCGGCCGCGGCCGCCGACATCACGCTCCGCACCGGCTGGAACTGGCGCCACGCGCCCGACCCGGACTTTCAGGCGGCGCTCACGATGGCGCGCGGCCTGGCCGGCGACCGCCTCGAAGCCGAGATCTATCGGCGCGCGATGGAGGGCGTCGAGGAACCCGTCTATCAGCAAGGCCGGATGGTCGGGACGATCCGGAAGTTCTCGGACCTGCTGCTCATCTTCGCGGCCAAGGGCGCGATGCCCGAGCGGTACCGCGAGCGCCACGAACACACGGGCGCGGACGGCGGGCCGATTCAGTTGCAGCCGGTCCTCAGTCGGCTGGAGAATCTCAGCGTCGAGGAACTCCAGCAATTCCGCCAGCTCGTCGCGAAGGCCCAACACACGGAGAAAAAAGCATGACGACAAGCCCGCTCGACCGCAGCATTCTCCGCGACCAGGTCGACATCAACCTCAAACAGTCCGAATTCAATAAGCAGGTGCTGGCGATCCTGCGGGACGTCAATGCCAGGCTTGCGGCACTCGAGCAGATCGAGTGGGTCAAGGGTTTTCCCACCAGGACGACCCCGGAGAAAAAATCATGACGACACCAGAGCGGCCGCCGGCGTTCGCCTGCGACTATCAGCGCATGTGGGATCTCGTCCGACAACAACGCGCGGAGCTCCTCGACTCGGGCCTCATCACCGCGCTCGAGTACGCGCAGCTGTGCACCGAGGAAACCCGGAACACGCCGGGCACCGGCTCGCCGGCGCCGCGGCGCCTCGAATCGTACGACCAGGTCCGCGCGCAGCTCAAGACGCAGCGCCTCGAAATCTTGGTGGAGGTCTTCCAGGCGCTGACGCGCTGCCCCATCGTGCGGTGCGAAGACGACGGCAAAGGCGATCGGCTGTCCATGCGCCGTCAGGATCTCTCGGCCGCGCTCGCGCGGCTGAATGACGGCGTCATTCCCACGCCGGACCTGCTGGAGAAGTGATGGCCGGCCGAGCGCGGCGCGCGCAGCTCCGCGAACGCGACGTCTGGCGGCAGGATGATCCGCTGCCGTACTGGACGGCGCTACGCGTCATCAGCGTGCAGCTGGCCCGGCGTCGCGCGGAGCGACGCATGGGCGTCCGCATCACGGGGCCGATTCGCTTTCGGCTGTCCTTCCGGTGAACCTCTCGCCGCAGGCCCTTGCCTCGATTCCGCTAGCGACGATCGACGAGATTATCCAGCGGAAAGAATCCGAAGCGGCGCGCCGCGCCGAATGGCGCGCGGACCCGGCGCTCTTCTGTCGCGTCCGCCTCGGCGATCATCTGTGGTCGAAACAGATCCAGATCCTGACCGCGCTGCGCGACCATCGCAAGGTCGCGGTCCAGTCGGCGCACAACGTCGGCAAGTCCTTCACGGCGGCCGACGCAGCCGCGTGGTGGCTCGAGAGCCACGAACCCGGCGAGGCGTTCGTGCTGACGACGGCGCCGACCGCGCCGCAGGTGAAGACGGTCCTCTGGCGCTACATCCGCCGCGCCCACACGCGCGGCAGCCTCAGCGGCCGCGTGAATCAAACCGAGTGGCTGATGACGCCGCCCGGCAAGATCGAGGAGCTCGTCGGCCTCGGCCGCAAGCCGGGCGACCTGGCGCCCTCGGCCTTTCAGGGCATTCATGCGCCGTACGTGCTCGTCATCATCGACGAGGCGTGCGGCGTGGCGTCGTCCCTGTTCGACGCGGCGATGGGCATCACGTCGAACGAGAACAGCCGGATGCTGGCCATCGGCAACCCCGACGATCCGACCGCGCGGTTCGAGCGCGTGTGCCGTCCGGGGTCCGGCTGGTTCGTGATGCGGATTTCCGTCTTCGACTCGCCGAACTTCACCGGCGAGGCCGTGCCGCCGGCGCTCGCGCTCGACCTGGTCGGCCCGACCTACGTCGAGGACGCCAAGAAAGAATGGGGCGAGACCTCGCCGCTCTACATCGCGAAAGTGCTCGGGGAATTCCCGGAGTCGCGCGAGGACGCGCTGATCCCGATGGCGTGGATTCGGCGGTCGCAGGACAAGTGGCGCGAGCAAGACGGATGGCCGGCGCCGACCGACGACGAGGCCGGCGAGCAGCTGCGGCGCGCGATGGCCACCTGGCTACACGAGCTCGGCGGCGACGTCGGCGGCGGCCACGACAAGAGCACCGTCTTTGAACGGCTCGGCGAGTGGGCCCGGTTGATCGAAGAGAACTCCAGCCCCGACACGATGCAGACGTGCGGGCGGATGGTGCAGTGCCTCGACGTCACGCGGGCGCGCGTCATCAAGGTGGACATGATCGGGATCGGCCACGGGGTCGTCGACCGCGGCCGCGAGCTCGGCCGGCCGTTCGAAGGCGTGAACGTCGGCGAGGCCGCGCCCGATGCGCCGGACCCGCTGCCGCTCGACGCGTACCGCAAGCGGTATCTCAACCTCCGCGCGTACGGGTACTGGCTGCTGCGGCAGCGGTTCCAAGCCGGGACCATCGCCATCGATCCGGCCGATGACGTCCTGGCCTCGCAGCTCGGCAATCTCCGGTACACGACGAACTCGAAAGGCCAGACGGTGATCGAATCCAAGATCGACATGCGGGCGCGCGGCGTGCCGAGCCCGGACCGCGCGGACGCGCTGATGTTGGCCTTTCTGCCGTATGAATCCTCCGGTGCGATCGAGTACGGCGGGCCGGTCGGGATCGAACGCAGCGGGCCCGGCGCCCACGACTGGACGCTGTGACGCGCGAGATCGACACCAGCGGCCGCTGCACGGGCGCGTGCTGCGAGGGATTTGTCCTCAGTGAACCGGGCGGCCCGATGACGCGGGCGCGGGTCGCCGCGTTCCGCGCGGCGGGCTGGGGCGGCCTGGTCGCGCTCGTCCTGCCGCTCGAGGACAAGGTCGACGACCAGGGGCGGCCGTATACGCTCTTCAACTGTTGCGAGCACGACCCCGTGACGAAACGCTGCGGCATCTACACCCGCCGCCCCGTGGCCTGCCGCACGTATCCGCGCTACAGCGGCGAACGGACCTGCACCCATTGCGGGTTTCGAGCCTCGCGGTACCGGCTCGAAACCAAGCGACGCATCCGCGAAGAAATTTTGCGACGACGGCGTGCTACACTCGGCGCGCCGTGATCGTTCTTGTCCTGGGACTGGTCATCATCGCGCTGCAGATCGCGACGTTGGTCCGCGTCGGTCGTAGTTCCCGACGCCAGGCGCCCACGCCGCCACCGCCGACGATCGGCACGCTGATCCTGGTCCCGGGTCCAACCGAACCACAACCATAGGAGCCCGCATGCCGAAGACCCTGAAAGACTCAGAGCAGTTCACGTATTCGTTGAGCGAGGCCGACGCGAAGGGCGCCGCCATCGACAACGGAGACATCACCTTCGACGAGCCGCCGGTCTGGACGAGCTCGAACCCGGCTGTCGCGCCGCTCACCGTCGCGCCCGATGGCAAGACCGCGCAGGTCGTCGCCGGCGTGCCCGGCGTCGCGACCGTCAGCGTCAGCGCCGCGATCGGCGGCCAGGCGTTCGCGGGTCAGGACGACGTGACCGTCACGGTCGGCGCGGCCGCGAAGATCGCGCTCGTCGCGGGCGACACGAGCTCGCAGTAGGGATCTAAAACAGCGGACAGGTCGACGGCGGTCACACGACCGACAAACCTCGGGTGCATCCGTAACGAGCACGTGGCAATGCTGCCGAGTCGACCGTAGTGCTGATGGCGTCGTCGGGAGGATAAGCCCGGCGACCAGGGCCGGGGCGAGGGCGACTCGCTCCGGCCCGTTTTGTTTACGTCGGCGGGAGGGCACCGCAGTGCCCTCGGAAGTCCGGGGACGTTCTTCCCAGGTCGGAACCTGCCATCGAGCGGCCGACCGCGCCGGCACCTTTTCTATTTCCGATCGTGGCGGTGGCCGCGCGAAGTCTTGACAGCGCGAGCACTTAGACCGCAGACTCTCCGGCGGCCCCATGCCCTCACGTCACGCCAAAGGCCAAGCGCAAAGCTACGAGTTCGCCGACATCGGCATCTCCGGCCTCACGCGGTACGGCCCCGTCAGCCGGGTGTACGAGGAGTTTCTTCGCGAGCTCCAAGGCCCGCAGGGCATGAAAAACTACCGCGAGTTTTCGGAGAACGATCCGATCGCGGGCGCCATCATCTTCGCGTGTCAGAACCTCGCCAAGTCCGTCACGTTTCGCTTCGACGCGGTCGACAGCTCACAGGAAGCGCAAGCGGCCGCCGAGTTCGTCAAGGGCGCCATCATTGACGACATGGGCCAGACCTGGCCGGACACACTCACGGAAATCATGTCGATGCTGCCGTTTGGCTGGGCGCTCTTCGAGTGGCGCCTTAAGCGCCGGCTCGGGCAGGAACCGCCGCGCCGCACCGGCGGGCAGAGCGAAGCGGATCGCGTCCAGGCCGTCGTCGACCAGCCGTACGCTAGCACGTCGGCCTCGCTCGGCCCGACCGGGCAAGGCGTCCCGGAAGATGATTTCGCGCCGTCGAAATTCAATGACGGCAAGATCGGGTTTCGGGATTGGTCGCTGCGCTCCCAGGAAACGCTCTTTATGTGGGAGTTCAACGAGAATTCGACGGCCACCGTCATGCAGCAGATGGCGCCGCCCGATTATCGACTGCGGCGCATTCCGATGCCGAAGGCGCTCCTCTTCCGCACGCGGTTGAACAAGAACAACCCGGAAGGCTATTCGGTCCTCCGCAATGGCTGGACCTCGTACTACTTCAAGAAAAAGATCCAGGTCTTCGAAGCCATCGGCGTCGAGCGCGACCTAGCCGGCTATCCGGTCATTCAGCTGGAACCCCCGACCGAGCTCATGCGGACCCCGGATGTGTTCAATCCCGCGGATCCGAAGATGGTCACGATGCTCGCGGCGCTCAAGCAAATGGTCTCGCGGATTCGGCGCGACGAGCAGGAAGGCGCCGTGATGCCGCCGTGGGCGAAGCTGGTCCTTGCCTCGAGCGGCGGCGCGCGACGCCAGTTCGACACGAATCAGATCATCACGCGGTACGACCAGCGCATCGCGCAGTCGGTGCTCTTCGATCTCATCATGCTGGGCCACGACGCGGTCGGGTCCAAGGCGCTCGCGTCGACGAAGTCGTCGCTCTTTTCCCAGGCGCTGACGGGATTCCTCGACAACGTGTGCGCGGTCATCAATCGCTTTGCGGTGCCGGTGCTGCTCCGCGCGAACGGGATCCCGCAGCGGCTGGCGCCGACGATGACAAAGGGCGACGTCGAGACGATCGACCTCGCGGACCTCGGCGCCTACGTCAAGAACCTGTCCGGGTCGGGCATGTCCCTCTTCCCGAATCACGATCTGGAAGAGGCGCTCTTGCATGCGGCGAAGCTGCCAACGGCGGGCATCACCGATTCGCCGACCGATAATCTCGGCTACGATCCCGGCGGCTTCGAGAGCAATCCGCTCGGCGATGGCGACGTCGTCGACGATCCGACGACGCCCGGCGGGCCGCCGCGGCCGCGGGCCGCGCTGCCGCGGCGGGCCTCGGCCGACAGCCTCGACAAACGCCGGCGCGCGTTCCGTGCGGCGATGCGCGCCGCGAAGACCGCCGCATGACGCGCAAGCTCCTCGTCTTCGATCCGGCCGCGCGGTCCTCGCTCGTGCGCGGCCTCATCGCCGCCTCGAAAGCCGCGCCGTCGACCACGACGACGCCGCCGCAGACCGTCACGCGCGAGCAGACCGAGATCCGCGTCGACGAGCTCATCGACCGCACGAACGATGCCCTCGCGAAGATGAGCACGAACAATCCGCATCGCTGGCTCATTCTCCAGCTGGGCACCGCGCTCGCCGAAGTCTGCAAACGGCTCGACGACGCCACGGCCCAGCCGCGCAGCGGCCGGGACATGCTGCGAGGCTAAGCGATGGGCAAGTCCGCGCTCGAAAAGCGATCGACCTCCAGCCGCACGCCGCCGGCGACGCCGCCCGCGCGCACGACCGCATCGGCGCCGCCAGCCGCCACGCCGTGCGCCCACGACTGGAGCCCGACCGGCCACGAGACCAATGGCGTCTTTCATCAGGACGGCCCGTGGACGTGCGGCCATTGCGACGAGCGCCGCGAAACCCTCGCGATCGCGGACGTGCCGGGGCGCTGGATGCGCGGGCATATGGCGAAGGCCGCGGTGCTGCGCGTCGACGACTCGGCGCCCTTGCGCGTGCCGGTCCTCAGCCCGCGCCGGCCCGATGATCTCTTGCGCCTGGGCGACGTGGCGCGCGAGTACAACATCGCCGAGCGCACCGTGCGGGACTGGATTCAGAAGGGGCTCATCCCGTACGTGATGGTCGGTCCGTTCCGCATCAAGTACGTCGAGCGCGCGACGGTGGAGACCCGCATCCCGGCGCGCGGGGAGTCGTCATGAAACACCACCAGAACGAACAGGCGAAACCGCAAGCCGGCCTCGAGCAGGCCCGCGCGGACCAACGCGCGGCCACGCGCGTGATGGTCGGCGAACGCCGGCGCCAGAACGACGAGACGCGCAAGGTGCTCGACACGCTGCGGAAGACCCGATCGCAGCGCGACGTCGGGACGCTGCAGGTCCCGAAGCATCTCCAGACACCCATCGGCTACAGCGAGCAGCAGCTGCGGAAACAAACCGCCGAGCGCGTCATCATCGATCCCCGCACGGGGATGCCGTTCGACTGAGCCCCATGCCCACCCGCGCAAACGAACGGCGCAAAGCCGACCGCCTCCTCACGCCGTCGCAGGTCGCGCACGCGTTCGACGTCAACGTCGAGACCGTGCGGACCTGGGTGAAGAAGGGCGTCATCGCGCACTACCTCATCGGCCCATTCCGCGCCGTCCGGATCTCCCGGCAGGAAGCCGCGCGGCACTTCACGCCCGTCGCCGGCGCGAAGCTCTAAGCGGCAATCTCCGGCAACCGCCCGATCTCTAGTCGCTCGTCGCTCGACACGTCCGCGCGTGCGGCCGCATCGTGGGCCGGCATGGCGGTCGCGGTCATCGCGCAATTCGAAATCGAATTCGCGAAGGTCGACCGAGAGCAAGGGATCGCCTTCGGCTTCGCGAACGTGTCGATCGGCAAGGATGGCCAGCTGATCGACGACCTGCAAGGCGACATCGTCCCGCCCGAGGAACTCGAAAAGGCGGCCTACGACTACGTCCTGCACTCCCGCGAGGGCGACGACATGCACGAGGGGCCGGCGGTCGGGACGATCGTCGAGAGCATGGTCTTCACGCCAGAGAAGTTGAAGGCGTTGGGCCTCCCCGAAGACGCCATTCCGACGCGCTGGTGGATCGGCATGAAACTCGATCCGAAGGCGGCCAAGTTGGTGAAGTCGGGCGAACGGCGGATGTTTTCGATTGCGGGCGAAGCGGATCGCGTCGAGGTCGAGTGAGATGTCCACGGTTCTCCGCAACCTGCGGATCAAGCGCGTGGCCATCGTCGACAAGGGCGCGAACTTCGACGCCGAGACCGGCGACGGCGCGCACATCCTGCTCTACAAGCGCGACCTGACGAAGAGCGCCGGTCCGAGTTTGGGCGACGTGCACGTGCCCGTCGCCGGCGCCGATGACCAGCGGGACGAGTACGAGAAAGCCACGCTGTCGTCGGCCACGCGGAACGCCCTGCCGGATGCGGCCTTTGCCGCGGTGTGGACGGACGCGAGTGGGAAGAAGCAGCGGAAGCTGCCGTACAAACACCGGGACGGGTCGATCGACCTGGTGCACCTGCGAGGCGCGCTGAGCCGGATTGCCCAGCCGCACACGCAGATCCCGGACCGAGTCACGAGCGCGGCGCGCGCCAAACTGCAAGCCGCCGCAAAGGAGCACAGCGTGGGTAAGCAGGCGAAGACGTCCCTCCTCAAGCGGTTGGTCGCGCTCATCTCGAAGGCCGAAGAGACCGAGGCGCCGGACATGGCGAAGGCCGCCGAAGACCTCGCGGCGCTCAAGGCCCATCACGAGACGCTCGGCAAAGTGATCGCCGGCTACGGCGACGACAGCAAGCTGCCGGCCGACCACCCGGTGCACGGCTTGAAAAAGCTGCACGCCGACATGGGCAAGTCGATCGGCGAACACGAGGCGCAGATCGCGGCCGCGGCGCCGGCCATGGACGACGGCGAGGGCGACGGCCTGGACGACTGCGATCCGGAGGACGAGATGACGAAGAGCGTCGAGAAGCGCCTCATCAAGACGGTCACCGAGGCCGTCGAGAAGAAGTACTCGGCGTCGATCACCGAGCTCAAGAAGACGGCCGATGACGCCACCCGGCGCGCGACCGAGCTCGAGAAGGCCGCCGACGTCGAGAAGACCGCGCGCGCCCGTGACGTCGTCAAGTCGGACCTGTCCGCCTTCCGCGGCGTGTCGGTCGACCTCGAGAAGGACCTGGAGCACTTCGTCGCGCTGAAGACCGCGAACCCCGAGGCGTACACGCGCCTGGTGGCCACGCTCGGCGCCGCCGACGAGCAGGTCAAGAACTCGGCGATGTTCAAGAATTTCGGGACCGGGGCCCAGGGCGACGGTGGCGACGCCTGGTCGAAGATCGAAGCGCTCGCGGCCAAGCTCGTCGAGAAAGACGGCAAGCTGACGAAGCACAAGGCCATCGAGAAGGTGTGCTCGGATCCGAAGAACGCGAAGATCGTCAACGAGTATTACCGCTCGCAGCAGTAAGCCCGCGCGGCGTCGAGGTCAGCGAAGGAACCGGGTCCGCCCTCACGGAGTAGAGCATGCCTTCAACGGTGTTTGGTCAGCAGCCCCTCAAGCTCTCCGGCGCGTTCGCCGACGTGACGATCGCCGTCGCCGAAGTCTTCAAGTTCGTGAAGTACACCGGCGACAACAAGGTCGCGCTGTGCTCGGCCGTGACGGACGTGCCGTGTGGCGTCATTCAGGCGCCGTGCCTCGCCGGCGAACCGGCCGAGGTCGTGGCGATCGGCGAGACGCAGCTGCAGGCCGACGCGTCGCTCACGGCGGGGCAGCTCATCGGCACGAGCGCCGATGGTCAGGCCGCGCACTACGTGCCCGGCACCGACACGACGAAGTACATCGTCGGCCAGGTGAAGCGCGTCGCCGGCGGGACGTCGGCCGGCAACTTCATCACGGCGACGGTGAACTGCGTCAGCCCGGCGCGCGGCGCCTAAGCGCCGACGTCGGAGCAGGTTCGCGATCGAGGGTCGAAGTCGATGCGCGCCGCGTGCGCGCGAGGAGCTGAACGTCCATGCCCGGAGCTGCCCCCTATCTTCCACAGGTCCACGTCGACCGGCCGCTGACGAACATCTCGGTTGCCTACATCCAGGACCAGACGGCTTTCATCGCGGGGAAGGCGGCGCCGTACATCCCCAGCGACAAGAAGTCTGATCGGTACTTCAAGTACACGAAAGACGAGTGGTTCCGGGACGACGCGCAGTCGCGCGCACCCGCGACCGAGTCGTCGGGCGGCGGGTATGACATCGACAACACCCCGTCGTTCTCGTGCATCCCGTACGCGTATCACTTCGATCTCGACCAGCAGATCGACGCCAACGCGGACGTGCCGCTCAACATGCGGCGCGACGCGACGAAGTTCGTCACGCGCAAGCTGCTGCTCCGGCAGGAAGTGCAGTGGGCGTCGACCTTCTTCACCACCGGTGTGTGGGTCGGCTCATCGACGGCCACGGACCTCACGATCGGCGCCGGGTTCAATCTGACCTGGGACGACGCGAACTCCACGCCGATCGAAGACGTGCAGGCGCAGCAGCTGGCGATGCTCCAGCTGACGGGCTTCGAGCCGAATCGCTTCATCATCGGCCTCGCGGTCTATCAGAAGCTGGTCCGCCACCCGGACGTCATCGACCTCATCAAGTACGGCGCGGGCCCGGGCAACCCGGCCATCGCGAACGAAGAGGCGCTCGCCAAGATCTTCGGCGTCGAAGAGGTCCTCGTCTCGAAGGCCGTCAAGAACACGGCGGCCGCGGGCGCGACGTTCGCCGGCTCGATGATCGCCGGCAAGAACGCGCTGCTCGCCTACGTCGCGAACGAGCCCGGCATCATGATGCCGTCCGCGATGTATTCGTTCTTCTGGACCGGCGTCAGCGACGGGATGGGCGAGACCATCGCGGCGTACACGATCCCGATGCCCTGGCTCGGCCGGAACACGGTCCGGATCGAGGCCGAGGTCGCCTTCGTCCACGAAGTCATCGGCTCCGACCTCGGCGCGTTCTTCTCGTCGGTCGTCGCCTAAAGCACCGCGCGGGCGGCCGTGGCATAATCTGCGGCCATGCCACGACCGCCCGCCCCGACTGTCGCCCCGATCGGCTCGCTCGTGTCCACGCGCGTGCAGACCATCGACGGTCACGAGTACCAGCCCGGCGACGTCGTCGACGTCTCGACGTTGTCCGCGCAGAAGGTTCGGCAGCTGCTGGACCTCAGACGTCTCGAGCCGGCCTCGCCGAGCTCGACGTAGCTCGCACGACAGGCGTGCGGGCCTCCGGATGGCAGCGGCGGCGCAGCCGCTGATGGGAAGGGGAGCACTATGCAGGGCGCACGCGGTCAGTGGAAAGTCTCCAGCCTGCTCTACCCAGGCGGCAAGAAGCAGATCCTTACCGGCAAGATTTCCGCCGCGCAGATCCTGCTGCTGAACTCGGTCGGCCTGCTCGGCTTCATTCCGGCGCCGGGCACGGGCCTCGCGGTCCTGCTCGACCAGCTGACGATCCGATTCATTTTCGGCACCGTCCAGTACACCGGTGGCGGCGCGATCTCCGCGCAGTACCACACGACCTCGACGAACATCCTGGCCGCGACGCTCGCGGCCGCCTCGATTCAGGCCGCGGCCAATGGCACGTGGCGCTTCGAGCCGGCGAACACGGCGGGCGGCATCGTGGTCCCGTCGAACCAGGGCATCGACCTGGTCGCGGCGACGGGCGACTTCGCGGCCGGCGACGGCACCGCGAAGTTCTACGCCGAGACCACGATCATCAAGCTGTAGCGCGATGCAGCTCAGCGCCCTCGCCGCCGTCCCGGCCGCCGGGACCTATCTCGGCCCGGTCGTCCGTCTGGACCCCGCCATCAGCTACCTCGTCGTCGAGGCGCAGCTGGTGTACGGGTCCGGCGGGACGACCATCGACGTGTACGTGCAAACGTCCGTCGATGGCGGCGCGTCCTGGATCGACGTGATGAATTTCCACATGACGACGGCGAGCTTTGCGAAGGCGTCGGCCGTCGTCGCGACGACCGCGCTCGCCGCCGGCGCCGCGGTCACGGACGGGTCGCTCGCCAGCGGGACAATCCTCTCCGGCCTCATCGGGGACCGCGTCCGCACGAAGACCGTCATCGTGGGCACCTACGCGGCCAGCACGCTGCGCGTGGACGGGATCGCGAAGGCGGCATAACCCCGACGCGCCCACCGAGGATCCTGTATTCTTCGAGTGACCGATGGCCTGGACCTACGATCTCTCGAAGCTCTCCGACGCGACGCTCGGGCCGCGCTATCAAGTCCGCTTCCTGGTCCAAGACACGAACACGAATCGTCAGCTCGTGCAGGACGAGGAAATCGACTGGACGTTGAGCCAAGCGGCCAACGTCTATACCGCCGCGGCCGACATCTGCGACAGCCTCGTCGCCCGCGCCGCCGGCGTCCAGACCCGCAAGGTCGGCGACCTCACGCTCACCTACGATCCGAAGTTTTATCGCGAGCTCGCGGCGACGCTGCGCGCGCGCGGCGCGAGCGACCAGATTCCGTTTTTCGGCGGCCAATCCATCAGCGGCAAAGAGGCGAACCAGAACGACACCGACGCCGTGTCGCCGGCCTTCGCGATCGGCTTGGATGACAATCCGGCGGCGCCGTCGCCGTCGACGCTGGCGCCGACGAGTCCGCTGGTCCGGGTGCCGTAGTGCTCGAGCCCGAGCTGCTCGAGCTGATGACGGAGACGGTCTCGATCCGCACGTGGATCGCGCAGACCCCCAGCGGCGCGCCCTCGTACAATCCCGTCGCGCAGACGTTCCCCGCGCGCATCCAGTTGAAATCGACGATGGTCCGGCTGAAGGACGGACGCGAAGTGGTCGCGCGCGGCCTCGCCTATCTCGCGATCGCCAGCCTGGCCGACGTGCCGAGCGACGCGGACGAACTGACCTTGCCGGCCGGCTACGATCCGCAGGTCCCTCCGATTCTCGCCGTGCAAACCGAAATGGACGAGGGCTCGCTGCATCACGTGGTCGTGGTGTTGGGGTGAGAGCCGGCGATCTTCAGCGCCTGCTGCGGTCATGGCAGCCGGCGCTCCGGCGTGAGTTTCTCGCGGCCATCGCCGGCGCCGACACGCGCCTCCTCGACGTGCAGTTGCTCGCCGCCATTCAAGCGAAAGACGTTCAAGCGCTCATCGGGATCCTCGACGCCGCCGCCCCGGATCTCGGCGCGGCCGCCACGCCGATCGCGGAATCCTTTCTCGCCGGCGCCGTCGAGGGCGCGGTCGATTTGCAGTCGGCCCACGTGCAGCTCCTCGCCGCGCTCCAACAGACGAACCCGCTGGCCACGCAGGCGGCCGCGTTCGCCGGCCAGCGCATTGTGGCGGTCGACCTCGACACGAAGGACGCGGTCGCCGATCTCATCGTGACGGCCTTCGACGAAGGCGTGACGGTGCAAGACACCGCGCGGATGATTCGGTCGGTCGTCGGCCTCGGCCCGCGCGACGTCCGCGCGCTCGCGAACTTCACGGCGCAGCTGGCCGACGATGGCGTCGACGCCGCGACGATCGCGACGCGGTCGGCGCGGTACGGCCAGACGCTGCTCAATCGCCGCGCGACTACGATCGCCCGCACCGAGATCATGCAGGCGAGCCACGCCGGCCAGCAGGCGCTGTGGGACCACGCCGTGTCGACCGGCCTCCTCTCGGACGACAGCGAAAAGGTCTGGATCACCGCGAGCGATCCGTGTCCCGATTGCGAGGACCTGGACGGCCAGGTCGTCGGCGTCCTCGACGCGTTCGACGGCCCGGACGGGCCCCTCGACACGCCGCCGGCGCATCCCAACTGCGAGTGCACGGTGGGCATTCAGAACGAACGCACCGGCGAGGCGACCGAGGAGTAACGCCCCGTCTCGGCAATCTCCGGCAACCGCCCGATCTCTAGTCAGCAGACGCTCGACCGTATCCAGCCCTGCCGCCAGCATGAACGCTGCTGAGGGGTTGCTGGTGAAGGGACTCGACGGCCTGGTCGCGAACCTGCGGACCATCGCACGGAACACGCCGAGCCGCGCGGCCGCGGCGCTCTACACCGAGGCGCAGATCGAGATGACCGAGGCGAAGCGCCGCACGCCGGTCTTGACCGGCGCGCTGCGAGGGACCGGGACCGTCGCCGATCCCGTCATCAGCGGCAGCGACATCAGCGTGACGATGAGTTTCGGCGGCCCGGCGGTCAGCTACGCGATTCCGGTCCACGAAAATCTTGAGGCGCACCACACGCCGCCCGGCCAGGCGAAATACCTCGAGTCCGTCGTCAACGAGAGTCGCCCGTATCTGGCGAGCCGACTCGCAGCCCGGATGCAGCTCACGAAGAGCCCGGGCACGACGTCGGCCTCGACCTCGACCGAGGAGTAACGATGTCCCGTACCGCCGTTCCGCCGCAGCAGCTCACGGGTCCGTACGGCACGCCGATCCCGGCGCTGCCGTTCACCGCCGGCGATCCCGGCAACGGGATGCAGTTCGTCCTCGTCAAAGGCGACATCCTCATCATCTGGAATTCGGACGTCGGCACGCATCACTTCACGCTGACGTCGGTCGCCGACGTGTACGGCCGCAGCCAGGACGTGACCGCGCAAGCGCTGCTCGCCGGCGCGTTCGCCGTCTTCGGGCCGATCGATTTCCCCGGCTGGCAGCAACCGAGCGACGGGACGCTGCACTTCACCTGCGACGACGCGACGATCAAATTCGCGGTCCTGCGCGCGAACTAACGTGCCGTCGCTCTCTGCCGATCTGGTCCTCGTGTTTCAGCAGGCGTCCCTCGTGACGCCGGGCACGGACACGTTTACCAGCTCGCAGGCGAAGCGGCCGCAAGGCGCGGGCCCGTTCACCTACGTCATCGAAACCGCGGGCGCCGGCGTCGACTACACGCACACGCAGGCGCCCCCGTGGCGCGAATGGCTGTCGGCGCAAGTGTCCGCGCGGGCGGCCACCTTCGACGCCGCGGCGGTCCAGGCCCGCGCGCTCTTCGACGTCGTGAAGCAGGGCCTCGTCAACCGGACCATCAACGGCACGTACTACTTGTCCATCCGGCCGCGGCAATCGCCGTTCGACATGGGCCAGGACGAGGGCTTTGCGAAAGTCGGCTTCAACGTCATGGGGCAGGCGCGTGGCTGAGCGGCAACCGAGCGGGCGGTGGGCGAACCATCCGCAGTATCAGTGCCGGTGGTGCCAGTTCGATCGCCTCGACCACCCGGACGACGTCGAGGCGCACGAGCAGCGCGCGCACCCGGACGAGTACATCCGCGCGCTCTATGCGGCCGACGCGGCCGCGGCGCCGGCGACGACGACGGAACCGAGCGGCCCGCAGGCCGCACAAGAGGAGTAGACGATGGCTGACTCGAACGCGATCCAGTCCCAGGGCACGCTGCTCAAGATGGGCGACGGCGGGGGCCCGGAAACCTTCACGACGATCGCGGAGGTCCGCGACATCACGGGGCCGTCGTTCACGCGCAAGTCGAACGACGTGACGCCGATCGATGCGACGTTCGAGCAGATCCTGGCGGGCGGCGTCGCGCGCACCGGGTCGCTGACGTTCAATCTGAATCTCATTCCGGGCAGCGCCACGCACGGCATTGTCACCGGCCTGATGAAGAAATGGCACGACAACATCAAGACCAATTTCAAGCTGATTTTCACGAACGACATCGCGGGCTCGGCGACCTATGCGTTCGCCGGCTGGGTCGTGAAGGTCGAGAACGTGGAGAAGGTCGACGCCGAAGTGACCGCCAACGTCGAGATCAAGCTGACCGGGACGCCGACTCTGGTATAGTCCGGGGCCGCGATGGCCGGTCCCTGGATGTCCCTGGAGCAGCTGCGCGAGGAGCGGAAACGAGTCATGACGGCATTGCGATTGCTCGGACGCGCGGAGATCTTGGCGCCGGCGGATACGAAGTACGACATCGTGGCGACGCCGGAATGGGGCGAGGGCAGCGGGGTGCGGGTCCGCAGCCTCACGGCTGGCGAGCTCGAGACCTACCAAAACTCCTTGTGGTCCGAACGGGTCATCGACAAGACGGTGCTCAAGTTCCAGACGAACGACGGCAAGTCGCGCGCGAGGATGACGTCGATCGCGGTCGTCGACCAGGACGGCAAACGCATCTTGACCGACGCCGACGTCGACGCGTTGAACGAGAAGAGCTCGGCGCCGATCGGGCGCATCTGCGACGCGGTGTTGAAGCTGTCGAACGCGACGCCGGAGGCAGCGAAGCAACTGGGGGAAGTCTCAGCCGCTCCCCCGAGCGGCTCTTCCGCTTCCAGCTAGCGCTCGCGCTCGGGTGCACGGTCGGCGAACTCAATGCGCGCCTCTCGGCCGAGGAATACGCCGAGTGGCGCGCGTTCGAAGCAATCAGCCATTTCGCGGACTGGCACCGCGAGATGTGGAGCGCGAGACTTCACACGACGCTGACGAACGTCTACCGGGACCCCGAGAAGTCACGCCCGACGACGCTCGTCGAGTTGCTCGGCGAGGACTTCATGGGCGGCATCCTCACACCGAAAGCGAAGACCGCCGCGCAGACCTCCGACGATCTCCATAAGAAATTCCAGCAGTTCGCGTTCGGCGCCGTCCTGCCGACGACCCACTAGCCGATGGCCATCTCCGTCGGCGATCTGACCAGCACGCTCTCGCTGAATGACACCTTCAGCGCGGGCCTCGGCCGCGCGGCCGACCTCGCGAAGGACGTCGGCGGCCAGATTACCGATCTGTTCGGCCTGGAGATCCCGGCCGCCGTCGAGATCGGCGGCGCCGCCATCGCCGCCGGCGCCGTCGTCATCGCCGGATTGACGGCGACGATCGTCGAGCTCGGCGCGCACGGCTCGGAAGTCGAGGACATCAGCAACAACTTTACGTCGCTCACGGCGTCGATGGGCACGAACGGCCAGGCCATCAACGCGCTGCGGACCAGCACGATGGGCCTCGTCAGCGATCTCACGCTGATGCAGAGCGCGAACAAGGCGCTGTCGGCCGGCTGGCAAGCGACCGCTTCCGACATGGCCACGGTCGGCGAGGCCGCGGTCGTGCTGGCGAAGCGCGTCGGCCTCGAGGGCGGGACCGCGCAGGCGTACAAGGATTTGATGGAGGCCATGACCACGGGGCGCACCCGTGGCCTCGGCCCGGAGCTCGGCGTCTTCGTCGATCTGACGACGGCGACCGATGCGCTCGGCGGCGCGACCAAAGCGCTCGGCTCGTCGATGCAGACGGAGGCCGGCGTCGAAGATCGGCGCGCGGCGCTCCTCAAGACCCTCAGCGAGAAAATCCAGGAGGCCGGCGCCCAATCCCTCAATTTCCAAGACCGCCTGACGCTCGCGAAGGTCGGCCTCACGAATTTTGTCGACGCGCTCTCGGAAGCCGCGGCGAAGAGCCCCGCGCTGAACACGGCCCTCCAGGCCATCGACCAAGCGCTGTTGCAGACGTTCGGGACGGACCGCCAGCAGACGGTCAACCTGCTCGCCGGCTATATCGACAAGTTCGCGATCGGGCTGGTGAAGGGCGCCGGCGTGTCGGTCACGGCGCTGGACTACCTCGGCACGTCCCTCTACTACATCGCGGCCGCCGACAACGTCGTCACGGTCGCCCAGGATCTGCTCGTCCAGAAAGTGCTCGAAGTCGCGCAGGCGATGGCCATCGCCAACGAAATTACTGACGGCTTCAGCAAGACGTCGGTCTTCGCGGCCAATCTCGTCACGGATGCGTTGAAGGCGATGACGGCCGGCGTGAAGTCGCACGCCGACGCGACCGCGCAAGACATCGCGGCCGGCGTCGCGTGGGACACGAAGGCCGCCAGCTGGGCGAAGACGCTGCAAGACCTCGCCACGAAGATGCAGAACGCGACGGCCGTCGAGACCGAGCACACGGCGGCCGTGCACGCCGGCGTCGGCGCGACCGCGCAGGCGAGCGCCGCCGACCAGGAACGGGCGCTCAAGATCGGCGAATGGGAAAAAGCGACCGGCCTGCTCGACATTGAGATCAAGAACGCGCTTGAGCACGGCGATAGCCTGCGGGAAGTGACCGACGAATTCGGCGCGGCCGCCCACAAGGCCGCGGTCGAAGCGACGAACCTCGACATCCCGCTCGCCGCGATTCCGAATCGCGTCTATGACATCGACGACGCGTTCAAGTCGGCCACGATCGCGGACGCCATCGCCAAGCTGAACGAGCAGGCGCAAAAGGCCGAGACCCACTTCGTCGGGATCAATGAGAAGGCCACGGATCTCGCCGCGAGTCACGCGTGGGACTCGATGAAGACCGGCCTCGACCAGCTCGTGAATCTCGGGCAGCAATGGGGCGCCGTTTTCACGACCGTGACCGATCAGATCACGGTGAAGGCGAATCAGCAGCGCGCGGCGCTGGCCGCGGCGTGGGCCTCGGGCCAGCTCGGCGCCGAGGACTACGCCATCGCGTTGATCGAGGTCGACCAGCTCGAGCAGCGCGCGAAGGCCGACGCCGGCTTTCAACAGTGGGCCTCGGGCCTCGCGCAGATCGGGTCGGAAGTCTCCAGCATCGGCGCGGACCTGCCGGGCTTCGTCGGCTCGTTCGTCAAGGGCATGGGCGATGCGATCTCGGCGAGCGGCCAGCTCGTCAAGAGTCTGCAAGACGTCCACGATGCGACGTCGCTCCTCGGCACCATCGGCGGCGTGATCGGCATCGTCGGCTCGATTGTCTCGATCGGGAAGGCCATCGGCAGCGCGCTCGGCATCGGCTCGACGGCGGGCCGCGACGCGGTCACCGCGTTCGCGAACTCGATGGGCGGGTACGACGCGCTGCACGCGAAGCTCGACGCGACGGGCGACGCCGGCGAAACGATGTGGATGAAACTCGGCCAGGTCGGGCAGGGCAATGCCGACCAGGCCAAGGCCATCATCGGCCAGGTCACGGACTATTTGAACAAGGCCGACGCGGCCGCGGCGAAGCTCGCGCAGGACCAGGCCGACAACGCGCAGACGCAGCAGGATCTGAACGCCGACATCTCGAAGTACCACGTCACGATCCAGCAGCTGGGGCCCGCGTGGAAACAGCAGAACCTCACGGCCGAAGCGCAAGATCTGATCAGCAGTTACACGCGGCTGACGAAGGCCGGCGTGACCATGAACGACACCGTCAGCGATATGAGCGGCGAGCTCCTCGACGCGGCGGGCAACGCGACCGGCCTCAATCAGCTGTTGAACGACGCCATCGCGACCGGCGCCTCGCTGCCGGACCAGTTCAAGCCGATCCTCCAAAAAATGATCGACATGGGCGACGCGGTCGACTCGAACGGCAAGAAGATCACTGACCTCAGCGGCGTGAGCTTCTCGGCCACGCTCGATGAGCAGTTCCAAACCCTCATCGACAAAATCGACACGCTCGTCGACAAGCTGACGAACAGCCTGACGCCGGCGCTCAATAGCCTGCCGTCGCCGACCGTGACCGTCAACTACGCCGTGAACGGCGGCGGCGACAACGGCGCGCCGGCCAAGGGCGGCGCGAGCGCGAGCGACGTCACTGGCGGCGCCGGCGGGCCGCTCGATCCCGACAGCAACGATTGGGGCCTGCCGGTCGGCGACTCGCCGCTGATGGCGGTCACCGGGCCCGGCGCGGTCCTGCTGCGGCCGGGTGACATCTACGGCATGCCGAAGCTGACGGCGGGCATCGGGGCCACGGCGACGCCGCTCGCCAACGCCGGCGGCGGCAGCGGCGACGAGATCCACCTGCACGTGCATCTCGACAACGTGACCGTGAGCGACCAGGGCAAGACGCCACTCGAAGCGGCCGAGGAAGTGGTCGATGCCATCATCGCCAGCAGCCGGCTGAAGACCGCCGTCGTCAATCGCGTGGTGAAGCCGATTTTCACTCAGCAGGGGATCAAACTTGGCTGACCCGCGCCTGCTCTACGCGTTCCCGTCCGACGATTGGATTCATAGCCTCGTCCCGACGTTCGTCGTCGGCGCGCCGGATGCCAATTTCCCGTACCCCAATCTCTTCGACGACAATCCGGCGAATCCATTTATGACGCCGAGCACGGCCCTGACCCTGCAATGGGACCGGACCATCGCGTCGCCCGGCGGCCTCGTGAACCTCATTCACTGGAACGTCCAGGGCGCGGCGACTTGGCTCCGCAGCGATGACGTGGCCTTCGGCACGTTCGAGACCTATGCCTTCACGGTGGGCGTCAAAGACACCGAGGGCTACTATCCCGGCCTGTGGGTCGACACGAGCGGCGGCCCCGATCGGCGGTACGAGCGCCTCGCGCTGACCGGCAACACGGACAACCTCATCGGCGGCGCGCTGAAGGCCAGCGCGATCACGCGCGTCTTTCCGCACCACGTCAGCCTCGGGTCGCAGTGGGGCGCGCATCGCCCGCGGATCGCGCCGATCGTCACCGCCGCCGAGGTCCAGATGGGCATGCGGAGCTACGGCCGCCGCCGGCATTTCGCGGGCACAGTGCTCTACGACCAGACCGTCGCCGATGCCGTCGATGCCTGGCAACAGGCGACCGGCGGTATCGACCTGGCCACGCCGATCGTGCCGAAAGATACGACGCTCAGTGACTCGTGGCTCGTGCGCTGGAACACGGCCAACAGTGCCGACTATCTGTACACCGACGTCGAGACTGGGATCCGGTCGCTGCTCATGGGCTTCATTGAAGTCGCCAAGGGTCGCCCGTGGGGGACGATCTAAGCAGATGGCGATCTCGACGATCACGAAGGGGATGGCCTGGGCGGCGAGCGTCGGCGTGCTGCCGTGGTGGACCATTCGCAATCTCGATGGCACCGGCACGCCGATCGTCGTGCAGATGGCCGCTGAGGTCATCCCGTATCCCAGCACCTACGCGGGCGGTCCGAAGCCGGCGCGCGTGCAGAAGTTCGGGCAGAACTCGCGCACGCTGAGTGACATCAAGGGCCGATCCGAAGCGGCGGCGATGTCGATCACCGTCGCCGACCCGACCGGCGTCCTCCGCGCCTGGTTCACCGATGCGCGGCTGCGAAATGCCTTCGGCCTCGAGGTCTCGATCGATTTCAGCCTCACAACCGATCGGCTCAACGGCATCGCGCCCGCGCCCAACTGGCACGGGCTCATCAAGTCCTATCGCGCGCTCGCGGGCGGCCTGCTGCAATTCGACTCGTGGGATTTACTGGCCTCGCTGAGCACGACCACCGTACCGCAGCCGCGCCTCGGCGATTTCTTTCGGAACGCGCCCAGCTCGTCGCTCGATCTGCCCGGGCGCCGGTTTTACGGGCATTGGTCCGACGAGCCGGCGAGCGGCGGCGGGCCCGGCACGCCGACGCAGTGGCAGTCGGCCGTCTCGCTCTCGACGTTCAATGCGGATTTCACCCTGCCGACCGATGGGCTGCTGACGCTGTACAACTCGGGCGACCAGCCGTGCCAGATTCAGATCAACGGCGTGACAAAGGGGGAAGTCGTCATCACGCAAGGGCACAGCGTGAGCATGCCGTACTCGGCCGGCCAGACCGCGCACTTCATCACGAGTAGCGGATCGGGGTTGCTCGCCTGGTTCTTCGGCCTCGTCGGCGACACGTGGGGCGCGGAGGTCCCGATTTCGCTGGACGTCGATTTTTCGAATGTCGCGCATGGCATGCTCTTGCTGTACAACCCCGGCAGCCAGGGCGGCATCTACACGCTCGGCGGCGTCGACTACGCGGAAGTCGTCTCGTCGTTCACCTTCCCCGTGCCCGGGACCGGAGCCTCGGCCAATGCGCCCTATCTCGCGGGGCTGACCGGACACGTGACGACGGCCGGCGGATCCGGACTTGTGGCGACCCTCTATCCGTTCACGAACGGATCGACCTGGTCGGCGCCGACGACGCTCCCGATCGATGGGTCCGTCTTCACGCCCTCCTCCGATGGCCTGGTGCAGCTCTACGACGCCGGCAACGAGACGGGCACGTACACGATGGCGGGCACCAGTTTCGCGCAGGCCAACGAGGTGTACCACATGGCGGTCGGCGCGCCGTATCAGAACGGGCAGACCGCGACGATCACGCCCTGGGGCGGGAGCGGGTTGCTCGCGTGGTTTTTCGCGCTGAACGGCTCGGCACCCACCCCGAGTACGGCGCCAGCGAAAGGTATGGTCCCGCTCATCAACGTCGGCGGCCCGTGGGTCGATCTCACGGGGCAGCCGTGGGCCCTGGCCTTTGAAGTCTCGGCCAATGCGGTCAAGGGCAATTTCACGCTGTACAGCCGCGACAGCAGCGGCCTCGTGACCCCGCTCGCCGCCCTCGACGACACGCAGATCTCGGCGCCAGGCCGCACCGGCTTCGTCGCGCGGTGGGGCGCCACGCCCTATCGCGTCATCAACGGTCGACCGTGGACGCTGGTCTATGCGACCGATGCGCTCGCGATGGCGCTCGCCGCCGGCACCGTGAGCTTGTGGGCGAATTTCGATGGCGTCGAATCCGTGGGCGACAGCAGCGGCACGCTCCTCACGCGCCTGGCCGACCAGGCCGCGCACGTGTGGGACAACGAGATCGGGCCGCTCGCACTGGGCCTCCCCGTCTACGCCGGCGGGCCGTGGGCCGCCGCGATCCCGGCCTACGGGGATGGCCGGGCCTCGCGCAACGCGACCAGCTTCTCGAATGTGCTGACGTTCAATGCGGCCGTGCTGCCGGCCGACGTCGGCGTGTGGGCGCTCACGGCGCCGATCGCCTGCGCCGATCTAATCTCGTTTCTCGCCACCGAGTGCGACTGTGCCCAAGGGTTCGACGACGATGGCGCGCTGGTCTTCGTGGGCGAGCCGCCGAACCCCGCCGCGCCCATTCGATCCGACCTACCCTTGACCGAGGCCCTTGAGATCGAAAAGCTGTCGCTCTCCTGGGAAGACCAAGTCACGCCGGATCATTTCTTCAACCAGCTGACCTATACCTGGGCGCCGACCTTCGACGCGAGCGGCACGCTCGGCAATCCGCAGACTTTCACGCTGACCAACACCGCCGGCGTCTCGAACGCGCGCGGCCTGACGATCACCAGCGCGGAAAATCTGATCTTCTTCGCGCGCCGCGACACGGCCACGGTCCTCACCCTCGCGACGCGCCTGATGGCGCGCGCGGCGCCGGCGCCACGCGACGCGCGCGTCTCGACCGGGCTATTTGGCGTCGGCGGCGCGGGCTATAAATTTGGCGACCTGGTCCCCGTCAGCAGCCCCGATGGCGCCGGCGCGGGCGGCTGGTCCGGCGAACTCTTACAGGTGCGGAGCATCACGACCGACTGGGACGCGTACCGCGTCTCGCTCGGAGTCCGCGGCACCGCGGTCAATGATTCGGAGATTGTCATGCTGGCAGCAGTGACGTGGTTCTTCGGGGGCAGCGAGGCCAATCCGCTGTCGAACGCCGCCTATGCCACGGGCGACGTGCGCCTCCCCGACTCGAACAAGTGGCTCGTCGACTCGACCAACCTGCTCGGCACGTACGCCTTCGAACTCGACGGCTATTCCCCGAGTGGCGCACTCATCACGGTCGGCCTCTTCAATCTCGACGACGCGCCGAACGTGCCGATCGCGGAAGCGAGTTTCTCGAACACGACGCGCGACCGGGCGGTCAGCGTGACGATCTTGTCTGCGGGCGTCGGATTGGCGGCGCCTGGCGTCGCGAAGAACTACGGCATCAAGGCAAAGATCGCGAGCAGCACCGGGTTCGTCTTTTCGGTCCGCGTGCGGAGGGCTTCGTAACATGAGACGCATCTTCTGGTTGGCGTTGCTGCTCGTCTCGCTCATCCCGGCTCGCGCGGAGGCTCAGGCGCCCGGCGCGTTCACGGACATTCTCCTCGGCCAGATCGGCGTGACCTCGCGCCGGACAGCGTCGCGCCGAACGGCGCCAAGGTCGGCTCGCCCTGCGATCTCTACCTGCAGAACACGGGCACGACTGGCTTCCTGTGGGTCAAGGCGACCGGCGTCGCGACCAACACCGGATGGGTGGGGTCGAACGCCGCGGGTGGCTCCGGCAACGACGTCCAGTGCAATGTGTCGATGGCGCTGGCCGCCTGCGACAGCGGCGTCTTCACCTACAGCTCGAGCACGATGTTCGTGAACACGATTCACTCGAACCCGTCCAGCCCCCTCGCGATCGCCGGCGGCACACCGGCCGGCGGCGGCTCGGCCAATGCCGGTAACAACGTGACGATCGTCGGCAGCAACGCTCAAGGCGCCAGCGGCAACGCGGTCGGCGGCTCGGTGAGCATCACCGCCGGCAATGCCATTGCGCCGAGCAGCGCGAACACAACTGGCGGCGCGATCACGCTGACGACCGGCAGCGGCGCCGGCGTGAACGGATCCGGCGGCGCGCTCACAATGACGACGTCAGGCGGCGCCTCCGGCGGCCCCAGCGGTGCGCTGTCCATTACGTCAGGATCGAATACCGGATCTGGCAACGGGTCAGGGGCGATTACCATCGCGAGCGGCGGGACGCAGATCAACGCGATCTCTGGGTCCATTCTCATCAAGCCAGGCACCACGGGCCTGAGCGGCACGCCTGGCACCGCGACGCTGCAGGGCGCCAAGGGCGCGACCGGCGGATCGATCTTTCCTGGTGAAACGGGAAGCAACGCCTACCTCATCGGTGGCCAGGGCGGCGACGGTGGCGGCAATCCTGGCGGGAACGGCGCCGACGCCATCGTCGAGGCCGGCCCAGCTGGCGTCGGCACGGGCGGCAGCCCGACGAGCGGCAAGATTCATCTCATCAACGGGGCCTCGGACTGTCAGATCACCGACAGCGCTGGCGTCCTGTCATGGACCGCGGCCTGCGGCGTTGGGCCGGCCGCCGGCGGCGTCTCTTCGACCGGCTCGCCTGCGTCTGGCAACCTGACGAAATGGTCGGGCATCGGCTCGATCACGAATGGCGATCTCAGCGGCGACGTCTCGACGTCGGGCACGCTGGCGACCACGATCGGCGCCGGCAAGGTCACCAACACGATGCTGGCCGGATCGATCGCGCTATCGAAGCTCTCAGCGACGCTCTCCGGCAGCACGACCGTCCTGGGCACGACGACGGGCACGCTCACGTCCGGCGATTGCGTGCAGTTCGACGTCAGCGGCAACCTCGTCGACGCCGGGTCGGCCTGCGGCTCGGGCAGCGGGACCGTCACGCATACGGCCGGCGCGCTGACGGCGAACGCGCCGGTCATCGGCAACGGCGCCGCGGACATCACGATCGGCGCGGCGAGCGGGAACACGACCACGTTCGGCACCACGAGCGGCGCGCTGACGTCCGGCCACTGCGTCTCGATCGACGCGAGCGGAAACCTGGTGGACGCCGGATCGGCCTGTGGCGGCGGGGGCGGCTCGCCAGGCGGATCAAGCGGCGACGTTCAGTGCAACGTGTCGAGCGCCTTTGGCGCGTGCGACACGGGTGTCCTGACCTACAGCTCCAGCACGCTGTTCGCCAACACGATCAGCTCGAACGTGGCGAGCGCGCTCGCCATCGCGTCCGGCACGCCGTCGAGTGCGAACGGCAACGCCATCACGATCACGGCTTCGGGCGGCAACGGCACGAGCCACACCGGCGGCGCGATCACGATGACGTCCGGCGCGGGCGTCGCAGGAGGCAGCGCGGCCGTGGGCGGCACGATCACGATTACCGCCGGCAATTCAGCCGGGGCGACCAACGTCGGTGCGACGGGATCGCCCGTGTTGATCACAGCCGGCAACGCTGGCGGCAGTGGCGGCGGCGCAGGGAATGCTGGCGGCGCGATTACCATGACGACCGGCACCGGAGCCTCGGGCGCGGGTGCCGGTGGCACGTTTGGGGTGATCACGGGGATCGCCGGCTCGAATGGCGGCGCAAGCGGGGCCGTCTCGATCAAGACCGGAGCGGGCGTGGGTTCGTCAGGGTCCACCGGCGCGATCACGATCACGAGCGGCACGACCGGGAATCTGACGACACCGGGCACGGTCACGCTGCAAGGCGGCTCCTCGGATAACACGTCCGGATCGGGATCGGTCGTGGTTGCTGGCGGCGACGGGATCGACACCACGACGATCGGCAAGGGCGGCCCGATGACCTTGCGCGGCGGCACGGGCTTCAACAACACGTTTAACAGCCAGAACGGCGGCCCCGGAGGGGCGGCGACACTCAACGGCGGCGACGGCGGCAACGAGTCCGGCACCGGCGGCACGCAGATCGGCGGCGCTGGTGCCGTGTTGACGGTGCGCGGCGGCAACGGCGGCAACTCCTCGGGTGCTGCAGGCACGCGCACGGGCGGCGCAGGAGGCAATCTCACCGCGCGCGGCGGTATGGGCGGCACGACGACCGGAACGACGACGGTCGGTGCGGCGGGCACGGGTGTCTTCGGCGGCGGGAACGGCCAAGCCAACTCGGTCAACTCGGGCACGGCCGGCAACGGCGGCGTGTCCACGTTCCAAGGGGGCGACGGCGGCGGCGCGTCCGGCACGGGCAGCACAGGCGGCGACGGCGCCGGGACGACGATCCGCGGTGGAAACGGCGGTGCCTCGACCGGGGCGTCCGGCACGCGAACGGGCGGCAACGGCGCCGCGCTGACGATCGCGGGCGGCATCGGCGGCACGGGCGCGAGCGCGAACGGCACCGACGCCGATGTGATCTTCCAGACGTCTTCGACCGAGCGCCTGCGGATGATGGGCGGCGCCGGCCTGATCCGCGTCGTCGGCTCGACGCTGACGGCCACGGGCACTGGCCCGACGCTCACCGGCTGCAGCTTCACGTCGCAGGCCGGCGGCACGACGGGCGGCCAGTTCCTCTCGGGCGCGACGGGCACGTGTTCGGTCGCGGTGAGCGGACTGCCCACGGTCGCGAACGGCTACATCTGCGTGGCGCAGGACATCACGACCCCGGTGTTCTTCACGCAGACGGCGACCTCGACGACGGGGTGTACTATCTCGGCGACGACAGTCACGAGCGACAAGATTCTTTGGTGGGCGTTCGGGCAGTAAGGGAGTAGACATGACACGATCGCGAGAACTTCGGTGGGCGCCATACGCATTGATCGCGGCCTGGCTATTCGCGGCCGCCTGTTTTCTGATCGCACACCTGCACGCGCAGGGCATCAAACCGGCTGGCGACTTCGAGATCGTGCCGTTGCCAGACCACGTGGTCGCGGTACATCTCTCGGCCGACGGCAAGATCGTGACGATCCCAGCCGATTCGTCCGTCGCGCAGGTCTGCCTCGAGGGCACTGGAGGATCCCCAATCTGCGCCGATCTGCCAGAGTTGCGCGCGCTGCCGGCGAACCCGGAGCAGACGATCGCCGCGCTGCGCGCGACACTCGGCGATCAGATCGCAGCGCTGGGCCACTGTCGCGCGGACCTTGGCGATCTGCAGGGCGAGCTCCTCAAGGGCCAGCTCCAGGCTCCGGCCGTGGTCGTCGCGCAAGTGAAGAGCCAGGTCGAAAAGGCCAATCCCGGCAAGACGCTTGACACGTCGACGTGGAAACTGGTCGACGCGCCGAAAAAGTAGAAACGCCTTCACGGAGTCGCTGCTATGTCACCAGGAGATCCCACGGTGGAAATTTTGCGAGACCAGATCGCGCGAGGCTTTCAAGACGTCCATCGCCGCCTGGACGACCAAAAGGAACAGCAGACGGAGCGACATTCGCAGAATATCGGCAACTTCGGTCGGCTCGATACCGACATCCGCTCGCTCATGGCGACCGCGACCACGCTGAGCGGCACGGTCGCCGGCCACACGCATGACATTCGCTCGCTGGTCCTGCAGGGCACGCCCGTCACGGTCAAAAGCCTGCGGCTCTACATCGGCATTGCGACGGGCGCGGTCGTCGGGTTCGTGTGGTTGCTGCACACACTGGGGTTGCTCAAGTGACGCCGTACTACCTCACCCTGCAACGCAGCACGCCAGATCCGAAGGCGCCGACCTTCGGGACGCTCACCGTGCCGGCCCTCGACGCGTATGGCGTCGATACCCCGTTCGCGGCCGCGACGTATAAGACGCTCGAACTGCCGCGCCAGACCGTTGACGGCCGCGTGAACGTGCCGGACCAGTGCGCGATCCTCGCGGGCCACTATCCCCTGGTCGTCCTCTATTCGGATCATTTTCGTCGGGCGCTCCCGCATGTGCTGGCGGTGCCGGGCCGCGACGCGATCGAGATGCACCCGGGCAACACCATCGCCGACGTGCGCGGCTGCGTGATGTCCGGCATGACGGCCGACGCGACGGGCGTATGGCAGAGTGTCTCAGCGCAGGAAGTATGGCAGCCGGAAGTCGAGAAGGCGCTGCTCGCGGGCCGGCCGGTGTTTATCGACGTGCGCGATCCGGCGGCGACCGCATGAGCCGGCTGGCGCGGCCGCGCGAGGCGACCGACGTCGTGGCGCGCGACGTCAGCAATGCGGAGCTCGAGGACCGGCGGCGCGCGACCGCGCCGCCGGATTCCTGGTGGACGCGGCCCACGCTCGTCAATGATCGCCGGGCCTTCCAGCAGCAGGCGTGGATCGAACAGCCGCGCATGGCGGGCTCGCGCTTCGGCCGGATGACGATGGTCGACTCGAACACGGGCGGCCATCCGCCGCTCTCGAACGGCGTGAAGTTTCGATAGGAGTGCTCCCCATGCGTGCGCGATCCCTGCTCGTCGTCCTCTGTGCTCTCGCGCTCTCGGCGTGCGTCGTCAAGACGCCGCAACCGCTGCCGACATCGGTCGTGACGGTCGACAACTCGTCGGGCGCCACGAGTTGCCAATACACCCTGGCGATTCCCGGCAATGTGATGGTGTCGTCGACCGGGGTCGCGTCGGCCACCTTCACCACGCCGCAGGCGCTCGTCAACGCGGACCGGGCGACGGCGCAGTGCGACGGCTACATGCTGGCCACCCAAGCGCCGGCGTCACTGCTCTCGAACCACGTCACGCTCGCGATCGAGAAACTGCCGCCCGCGACGCTGCCGCTCCCGCCGCCGCCGTCGCGCGACCAGCTCCTACACGCGCGCCCGTGCTTCCAGGGCGTGACCGTGACGACGAAGCAGCTCGGCGCGGTGCCGTCGTTCGGCGGCGCCGAAACCGGGATGCTGAGCGATCCCGCCGACCGACAAGCCGTCTACGACAGCATCAAAGCCGCCGGCTGCAATGCGATCGTCCTCGCGATCGATTGTCACTACACAGAGGACGGCGTCGCCTATCCAGACGGCACCGCCTGTAACAACGATTGGACCGACACGACGGCGCGCTTTCCAGGCGCGACGCCGTACGCGGCGACCGGCGACACGTCGACGATCGTCGCGCGCGTCGCCGAGGCCGCCCGCGCCGGGCTGATGGTCTTCTACATGCAGGGCGCCGACGAGATCGACTTCGGCACCGTCGCGCAGCAAGTCGGCCCGCAGATGGCCGCGCTGCGCGCCTATCCGAGCGGCGACCTCACGCAATGGATCCAGCTCGGGCCCGGCTTCGACTCCATCATTCCGATCGCGAACGCGGCGCCGTACCAGACCAGCAATCAAACGCTCGTCAATCTCCTCCTGGCGGACCGCGCGGCCTGTCCGACCTGCGTCATCAATCTTGAACTCCCGAACGGGTGGGCATTCGCCGGCGGCGGCGATCTCTCCGGCGCGGGCTGGTTCCAGTCGGACGCGGGAAAGACCGTCAACGTCTATCTCGAAGAATTCGCCGACGACGATCCGGGCGCGGTGCCGACGCCGGCGATCGTGTCGGGCACCTGGGACGCCGAACATAACGACTACGCCCCGACGTTCGCGCGCGACGCCACCAGCTGGATGCAGGTGTGGCAGATCGCCGATCGGCTGCTGCCGACCTGGACGGAACCGGCGGACATGCCGACGTCCGGCAAGTGCAGCCTCGGCCTCGCGGCGATGGTCCCGGTCACCGGCGGTCCGCAGGATGGGGCGACGGCGTGCGTCTTCGCCGACGTCAGCACCCCGACCCGCTACACCGTCGACCTGCCGGCCGAGACCGTCTTCAACGCGTTCGAGACGGCGACCTATCGCTGGACGCACGGCCAGACGACGACGGCGGCCATCCTCGCCAACGGCAAGTACTTGAGTGGCCTCGGCTACCAGCTCGTGAGTGTGCCGACCGTCGCGTCCTGGCCGCTCCCGGCGGCGCTGACGTTCGCGCTCCGGCCGGCCGCGTAAATGCTAGACTGTCGCCCGCTTTCCCTGGAGGCTCCCGTGGCTGTGACTCGCTGGCTCCGCTTCGTGCTCGCCCTGCTCCTGCTCCTCTGCGCCATTGGCGGATCGGTCGTGTTCGCCCAGGCCGTGGCCTCGGCGGGAGCGGCGCCGACCGATGGTCTCGATCCCGGCCTGCTGTCGCTCCTCGGCAGCGTGACCGGCATCATCACCTTGTCGATTGGCGCGACCGCGTTCACGCAGCGCGCCGTCGGTACGCACAAGTGGTTTGGCTGGTGTCCGCTGTGGATCTACACGGAGCTCTGGACCATCGTGTTCACGCTCATCGCGAACAAGCTGCTCCACACGCTGCCGGGCACCACGACCACGCTGGTCCTCAACGCCCTGTACAACGGCGCCTCGGCTTCGGGCGTCTACTCGTGGGTGTCCAACGGGCTGACCACGCCGATGTCGGCGACGGCCGGCGCGATTCGCGCCGCGAAGATCGTCGTGCTCGTGACGTGCGTGGGCCTCGCCGGCGGCCTGGCCTCGAGCTGTTCGAAGACCACGCAGATCCCGCCGGCATTGCCGACCGTCACGGCGACGACCGACCTCGATGTCCGCGCGTCCATTTATCGCGCGTATCAGGACATCGGCGGCGCGCTGGACCTGCTGAAGCAGGTCAACCTCTACGAGCTCGCCCTGAACAAGACCGGCGCCGTGCCGGCCGACGTGCATCACACGTTCGGCGCCGGCATCATCAAGGCCGCGCAAGGTCTCGATCGCACCAACACAAAGATTCTGACGAAGGTGCTGACGACCTATGCGGCCGTGAAGGCCGAAGTCGATCCCATCCTCGCCGATTTGAACGTGCTGCTCGGCCTCTCGAAGAGCGGCGGGTTCAACTGGACCGGCCTCATCTCCGGCATCGTCAATCTGCTGATGGACATCACGTCGCCGGGATTCGGCGGCGGCGATCCGATGCTCGGCACGACGTGCGCGTTCGCGCGGTAGCGTTCAGGTTTCCCAGGAGGCCCGCAGTCATGGTCACAGTCGCCGGCGTTACCGTCACGAATCAACAGCTCCTCAAGGCCCTGCAAGATCTGGCCGCGCTCGAGCAGGGCATCGCGAGCAACGATCCGCAGCTCCAGGCCATCAAGAATTCCGCGCAGAACTTCGTCGCGACCGCGACGGCCGCGCTGCCGCGGAAAGCGGACGGCACGCCGTACAGCGATGACGACTTCGCCGCGATCGCGGCGGGCAATCACGCCGTGGCGCTCGACATCATCGCGACCCGCGTCGCCGACGATCCGAGTCTCGCGCCGCCGCCGCCCTCGGGCGCCGGTCCGTCGTAACCCCCGCCACGCGCGCACTCCCTCGGCCCGGCCGGATCGCCTCCGGCCGGGCCGTTGTTTTTACACCGCGTTTCCGCGCGATTTGACATCCTGGGGCCAGGCGCCTACACTCTCCAACTTGATTGTGACTTGACAGGAGGTCACGCCATGCTGAAAGTCATTTTCGCGGTTGCGCTCTTCGTCGGCCTCTGCGCGCTGACGGCGTACCAAATGGTCGAAACGGCTCGGGTCGACACCGTCGCCGTCCTGGCAGGGGCGCGATGACGGACGGGACCGCCGTCGCGCTCCTCAGCGGCTGCGCGCTCATCGCCGCCGCCTGTGCCTGCCTCTGGAGTCTGCCGCTGACGCCGCGCGCCCGGCGGCGCCGGGCCGCGCTGGATCGGTTGGCCCGGCTCACGAAGAGCGGCCGCCCATGATCGCCACGGCGATCCTTCGTGCGTATCCCGACGCCGGCCGCGGCCTCAGACGACAGCGACGTCGGCCGAACGCGGCTGCCCGGGCGGCGATGAGCGAGGGGATGCGCCGCTACTGGCAGCGGCGGAAGGCCAAAAAGAATTGACAGGGGCGCGCGACGGCGCGCATGATTCTGACTTGACGACGGAAACAACACGGGCCGCGCGGCGCCAGGAAACGCCACGCGGCCCACTTTTCAGGAGACCCACCGTGAACAGCGAACAGTCTAGCACGCCAGCGGACGCACGCCCGCGCACGCTCCTCAATGGGCGCATGGACGGCGACCTCTACATCCTCACGCTCGACGGCGGCGAAGTCGTCGAGACGAGCAGCGACGAAATCGCGACGGCCGCCGCCGCCGCGAAAGTGCACGGCCGATCCTTCACCGTCACGATTGATCGCCCGGCGGGTAAGCGGCCGGTCCTCACCGAGCTCACGCTGGCGCCGACGTCGACGCCCGCAGCCGCGAAGCCCCAGGCGCCGCCGTCCTCGGCCGCGATCGCGGTGCGGCCGGTGGTGCCGGATGGCCTCATCAAGTCGCCGGCGGTCCTGCACGAGCAGCTCCTGCGGCTGCGCGAGAGCTATCACGTCCTGTCGCCGGCGATTCAGATCGCGCAGATCGCCGAAGGCTACGGCGCGAATCTCTCGGTCGTCGTCATGGATCCCACCGTCGACATGGACCGCAACGGGCGCGGCGTCGATACCTACTGCAACCTCAAGATCATGAAAGCGGACGAGCGGGCGCTGAACAAGATCGCGCTCCTCCGCATCAGCCAGGCCGCCGGCGTCGTGTGGTCGCCCGATCACTGCCGGCGCACCGACGACGGGCGCACGCGCAATCTCTGGCGCTGGAGCTATTACGGGGCGTATCGGGTCCATGACGGCCAGCTCCAGCCGCTGATGGGCTCGGCCGAGCTCGACCTGCGCGATGGGTCCGACGAGATCAAAGGCTGGAGCGACGCGCAGACGAAGCAGCAGCGGTCGAAGGGCAATGAGATTTGCGAGACGAAGGCGATGCTCCGCGCGATCCGCATGCTCGGCATTCAGCAGGTGTACAAGGCGGCGGACCTGGCCAAGCCGTTCGTGATGGTCCGCTGGAGTTTCAATCCCGACATGGCCGATCCCGAGATCAAGAAACTGGTCACGACGCAAGCGATGGCCAGCCTGTCGACGCTCTTCGGGTCAGCGGCGCCGCAGCTCCCGCCGCCGCCGCTGATGACCGAGGCGCTCGTCGACGAGGATCTCGACCCGGCGCCCGCGCCGGCGACGAAGCGCAACCCGTTCGCCGAGGCGACGACCACGGTCCCGGCCGACGCGACGCTCATCGAGAAACTCGAACCGAAGAGCGGCACGGCCAAGAGCGGCCCGAATAAGGGCCGGCCGTGGCGCCTCGTGACCGCGACGTTCGCGAACGGCGTCATCGGCTCGACGTTCGACGCCGAGACCCAGGCGCGGCTCGACGAGGCGAAGAGCAAGGGCTGGCCCGTGCGCGTGACGACGGAACCCAACAGCAACCCGGAGTATGACGATACAATCTCGAATCTGACTGTGTTAGACCCGCGACAGCCCCATCTGCCGGGGACGGAGGCGCTGTGACGTTTACCTTCCTGCATATCGGCGATACCCACCTGGACAGCCGACACGCGCGCAATCCCGACCGCGTGTCGGCGCTGGAGCAGATCGTCGCCCGCGCCCGCGCGCTCGGGCCGGATCGGCTGGCGGCCGTCATCTGGCCCGGCGACCTGTTCGACGGCCTGAGCGGCACAGAGGACCGGCTGACGATCGCCGACGTCGTCGAGGCCCTCGCCGGTATCGCGCCGGTCCTCATCGTCCCCGGCAATCACGACGCGCCGCGCGACCTGGAGATTTTCGGCCGCATCCGATGCGCGCATGCGGTCCTCGTCGCGCAGCGGCCCGGCGTCGTCCTGTTCTCGACGATCGCCGGCGACGTGCGGTGCTTCGCGCTGCCGTACGTCTTCAAGTCGGCGCTCGTCGGCCTCGGCGTCCAGCACGCGGACCTCGGCGCCGCCGCCGCGGCGCTCCTCGACCCCCTCTTTCTCACGGCGGCCGAGGAACTCCGCGAATGCACGCCGCCCGACATTCCGCTGATGGCGATGCACCTGAACGTCGGCGGCGCGCGGTCCTCGGTCGGGCAGCCGCAGATTGGCCGCGAGATCGAACTGACGCCGGCGCTCCTCGACCGCCTCCCGCCCGGCGTCCCGATCCTGGCGAACCACATTCATCTCCAGCAGACCGTGGGCCGCGTGGTCTACGCGGGATCGATCGCGCGGATGGACTACGGCGAGACCGACGTGAAGGGCGTCCTCGAATGGACGTACGACGCGGCGCGCCGCGCCTGGCTCGGGTGGGAGTTTCGCCCGCTGCTCATCCCGGATCAATTCAGCATCGAAGGCCGGTTGACCCGACAGGGCTTCACGCCCGCGGCGCCGCTGCCCGACGTGCGCGGCGCCGACGTGCGCGTGCGGTATCACTTCGTCAAGGCCGAGATCGGCGTGCTCGACGTCGCCCACATTCACGCGGCCGTCGCCGGCTGCCGCCATCTCAAACTCGAAGGGATCCCCGAGCTCGAGCAACAGGTCCGCGCGCCCGAGATTGCGGCCGCCCTCACGCTTGAGGAGAAGGTCACGCGGTGCGCCGCGCTCCAGGGCGTCGCGGTCACGCCGGGCCTGCTCGACAAACTTTCGTCTATTCAAAATCAAGACGCTGATGCTATCCTCGGCGGACTTTCGGAGGACTGATGGATCTGGTTCGCCTCACGGCGCGCGGCGCCAAAGGCTTCGCGCTCTTCGGGGATCGCGGCCTCGACGTCTCACTCGACACGCTGCCCGAGGGCCTCGTTGCCGTCGTCGGCCGGAATGGGCAGGGCAAGACGACGTTCTTCGAAGCGGTTCCGGCCGCGCTGTACGGCGAGTGGCCGTCGCGCCCGGGCGCCTTCGTCGACGCGTTCGACGGCCGCTCGGCGTTTCTGGATGTGGTGCTGGCGCTCGACCGCGGCCGCTACCGGGCCCGCGTGAACGTCGACCAGGTCGCGCGCGCGACGGATGCGCTGCTCGAACTCACCACGCCGGACGGCACCGTGACGCGGCTGAACGACGGCAAAGTGCTGACGTTCCGCGCGGCCGTGAAACACCACCTGCCGACGCTGCGCGTGCTCCTCGCCTCAGCCTTCGCGTGCCAGAAGCGGACCGGATCCTTCGCGCGACTCGACCGCGCGGGCCGGCGGGAACTCTTCGCCGAGCTCCTCGGGCTGCGGCATCTGGAGACGTACGCCGACACGTCGCGGCGCGCGGGCCTGGTCCTCGACAAACGGCTCACGCGCCTGCGGGCGCTCCTCGACCATCTGCGGCCGCTGACCACCGACGCGCTGGCCGAGCGGCATCACCAGGACGGCAACCGCCTCGCCACGCTCGTGTGCGAGGCGCAGCTGGCCGAGCGCGCGGCCGCGCGCGACCAGGCCGACGCGTCGTCGACGCTCGACGGCCTGCGGCAGCGCGCCGAACAGTACGCCGCCGCCAGTCAGGCGCTGCGCGACGCCGAACGCGAATGGCAGTCCTGCCAGCAGACGCTCACGGACTTTCAGCGCCGCGTCGACGAGGCCACGGCCGCCGGTCACCGTGAGACGGCGCTCGTCGACGACGCCGAGCGGACCGGCCTCGCGCACGGAGAGGCCGCGAAGGCGCGACTCGAAACCGCCGCGCAGCTGGCGACCTGGCTGAACGATCAGCTCGCAGACCTCACGGACCAGGCGTCGACGAAGACGGCTGACCGCCGGCGCCGCATCGCGGCGAATCAGCAGCTGCTCGACCAAGCGCCCGCCATCCGCGCGGCCGCCGCCACGGTCGACGCACAGACGGCCGCGCTCGACGCCGCCCGGCGCCGCGTGGAGGACACGCGCGCCGCGCACCAGCAGGCGGCCGACCGAGAGGGCCAGGGCCGGTACGCGGAGCTGCATCGGGGGATGCTCGACCGACAGGCGGGCCTGCTCGGCTCGGTGCCCTGCGGGGGCGCGGGGGCGTTCGCGGCCTGCCAGTTTCTGCAGGACGCCGAGGCGGCCCGGATCGCCTTGCTCACCCGTCCGCCCGTGGATCTGGCATCGCTCTCCGCAGCGGTCACGGCGGCCCACACGGCGCACCAGGACGCGATCGGGCAGCAGCGCACCATTCTCTCGGCGCTCGACACCGCCCGCCCGCTCGCCGGCCGTCTGGCGGACCTGAACGCGGCCGAGGGGCGCGTCACGGACTACGAACAGGAAATCGAGGCCATCGAAGCCGAGGCCACGACCGCCCGGCGCGCGGCGCACGCCGAAGCGGACCGCCGCGCGCAGGCCGTGAGCGAAGCGCGGTATCTGGCCAGCGCGGCCATCGACAAGGCGAAGACCGACGCGGCCGCCAAGCGCACGGCCATCTCGGATCGGCTGGTGCAGACGCTGCTCGACCTCCGCGCGCAGGCGCAGACGGCGGCCGACCGCAGCCATCACGTCCAGGCGCAGCTGACCGCGCAGGCCGCCATCGTCGAGGCCGAGCTGCCGGCGGCCGCCGCCGCGCGCGAGGCCGAGACGACCCTGGCCGCCGCGACGGCGGCGCTCGCCGAGGCCCGCGCCACGGCCGCGCGCCTCGATGCCGAGGCGGCGGCCTTCCGTCGCGAGCGCGACGCGTTCCAGATCCAACTAGACCAGCGCACGCGCTACGAGACCGTCGCCGGCGCGCTGGAGCAGGACGTGATCGAGTGGCAGGCCCTCGCGCGGATCTTCGGGAAGGAAGGATTGCAGACGCTCGAAATCGACGCGGCCGGGCCCGGTGTCTCGGCGCTCGCGAATGACCTGCTCGAGACGTGCTCGGGCGGGCGCTTCTCCGTCGAGCTCATCACGCAGCAAGCGACGACGGACGGGAAGGATTCGAAAGAGATCTTCGGCGTCTCGGTCTACGACCATCGCGACGGCGGCGAGGCGAAAGATCTCGGCCTGCTGTCCGGCGGCGAAGAGGTCATCGTCGAGGAGGCGCTGCGCTCGGCCATCGCGCTGCACCTGAATCAGCGCAATCAGCTGCCCATCCGCACGTGCTGGCGTGACGAGACGATCGGCGCCCTCGATCCCGAGACCGCGCCGCAGTACGTCGCCATGCTGCGGCGCCTCCAGCAGCGCGGCGGGTTCCGGCGCGTGTACTTCATCACGCACAACCTGGCGGCCGCCGCCCTGGCCGACGTGCAGTTGCGGTTCGAGGACGGGACCGTGACCGTCGCGCTGCCGCCGTTCGCGGAGTCCCATGTCGACTGAGGGCCCCACGAAGACCGCCAACGATTTCGGACCGCCGTACTCGGTGCGGGAAATCGAGGCGGCCGCCAGTCAGAGCGCGGACCCGTACCACGCCGATCTCCTCATGTGGGCCGCCACGGAGATCCGCCGGCTCGGCGGCGAGGGCGTGACCGAGACCGCCGTCCTCGACATCGCCGCGTCGCCATTTGGCACCCTGCTCTTCAATCTGTTCACGCAGAGACGCGACGCCCCGCACAGGTTTCTTTTTTCCCGCCGGCGTCGCATCGTAAACGCGATGATCGCGGCGATGTTGTCCGAGGAGGTCCGGTGCACGTCCGATTGATTCGACACACGTTCTCCGACGATCCGGCCTGGGAGCTCATCCGCGACGACGTCCCGCTCGGCGCGCTCTACGAGGTCCACGGGTTCGACCGGCGCATCAGCGTGACGAACGTCGAGCTCCAGCGCCGCCGGACGGACGTGCCCTGCTACCTCGTGCAGCGCCTCGACGCGCCCAGCGCGGGCCGCGGCTGGATTCCCTGCGACGTCTTCGAGGCCGTGTGAAGCGCACGTATGACTCGATCGATGACGTTCGCCACGCTCAGCTCTATCGGCTATTTCTCACCGCCCGCACGCTGGCCAGCGCATGGCTGACCCTCTACACGCTGGCCGATCGGCTGCACTGTTCGCCGCGCACCGCGCGCCGGTACGTCTACGTCTTGCAGCGCGCGGGCGCCGACGTGCGATCGCGGCGGCCGCGCACGGGTCACGCCATCGAGTACCGTCTGGACCGTCAGTCTTGGCTGGCGCTGCTCGACCTGCCCGACGACCATCATCCGCGCGAGACTTGCATGCGGTAACGCCATTGCGTTACTGTAACGCGCCTTCGCGGCAGCCGATGTACAACAAACTCTTTTCGAAGATCCTCGACTCGTCCATCTGGCTCGAAGCGCACGCAACGCGCATCGTGTGGGTCACCTTCATCGCCGCGATGGACCAAGACGGCTTTGTGGAGTTCGCCTCGGTGGGTAACGTCGCGCAGCGGGCGAACGTGACGCTCCCGGAGGCCCGCGCGGCCGTCCGGAAGCTCGAATCGCCCGATCCCGATTCCGGGGATCCCGACCATGAAGGCCGCCGCCTGGAGCGCGTCCCAGGGGGCTGGATGGTCCTCAACGCGTTGAAATACCGAGAGTTAGCCACGTCCGAGGTCCGCCGGGAGCAGACGCGCGCCCGCGTCCGCGCCCACCGGCAACGCAGGCGAAACGCACCGGTAACGCCAGGAAACGATTTGCTAACGCGATCAGAGACAGAGACAGAAGAATCAGAAGACCAAGATCAAAAGCAGCCGCGCGGCACGAACAGCGAGGCCCTCACGCCGACCACGGCCGCGCGACGTCGTGCGCCCTCTGAGGACAACCCCGGAGCGGTCTACCTCATCGCGAAGGACGTCATCGCCGAGCGCGGCGTCCACGCGCACCCCTCGGACGTGAAGGAAGAGATCAAGACCCGCGCCGCTCGCGCCGGGATCCGCTACGAGTTCGACGTGCACAAGGCGTACGAGTCGGCGCTGCACAACGCCACGCAGCGGAGATCGTGATGCGCTGGACCCTCCATCTCACCGCTGAGGTCCCGTGCGGCTCGTGCGGCATCCTCATCCCGCCCGGCACGCCGATCGCGCTGTTGATGGCGGGCCGCGTCCGGCCGGGCGATCCGTTGAAACTCTGCGGGCTGCCGCGCTGCGAGGTCTGCGTCGGGCAGCTGGCCGATCCGGTCGAGATCGACCTGGAGCGCTTCCGGTTGGAGCGCGAAGCCGCGGACGCGGCCGCCCCGCCGGCCGTGCTCCCGGCGCCGCGCTATCGCCACGTGCCACACCGTCGACCGATGACCGCCGCGGCGGCGATGGCCGACAGTTTCGATCCGAAGCTGGCGGCCGCGCACGATTGGGAGAAGCGATGACCGACACCCGTTACGGGAGAGGACGGAACTAGACGATGACCAAACTATTCGCTGGCTTCGCCGCCGCACTAGTGACACTGGCTACCACGCAGACGACTCTGCCGAAGGGCACGGTCATTCCTGAGGACTCTGGAACTTA